CCTGCTAATTTACACAATTCTTTTTTATCCATGCTGTAATTATAAGGGTTCTTATAGTATTTTTACGATAGCAAATCAAAACATAACCCTACGCTTTACTCGGGAATATAAGTTGGCTTATAATTCTTTCACCCCCCGATTTTGGGGTCTTTTAAACTTTAGGAGAAATCTGATGGCACACGAAATTGCAACAAACAAGATCACTGGCAAAGCTGAAATCGCATTTGTTGGACAAACCCCCTGGCACGGTCTTGGTCAAGAACTAACAGCTGACGCATCAATCGACACTTGGAGCGTTGAAGCTGGTCTCAACTGGGAAGCATTGATTGCCCCAGCTGTCTACACACCCGCACACACACAACTTCAACTCAATTCAGGTCGCAACGTGATTTATCGTAGCGACAATTATGAATCACTTGGCGTAATGACAGGACGTTACAAAATTCATCAACCTACTGAAATATTAGACTTTTTCAACACGCTTGTTCAGTCTGCTGGTTTCAAATTAGAAGTTGCTGGGTGTTTGCGTGGCGGTAAGCGTATTTGGGCACTTGCTAACGTTAACAAAGAAGCCTGTGTATTGAATGACGATATGGTCAAAGGTTATTTGTTGTTGTCTACATCGTTTGACGGTTCAACAGCTACTATCGGTCAATTCACTAGCGTGCGTGTTGTATGTAATAACACCATATCAATGGCAGACAACGAAAAAAATGTTGGTCGTGTTAAGTTAACACACGGTTCATATTTTGATGCTAGTTTGTTGCGTGATGAGCTTGGTATTGCGGTTAGCGGATTTGAAGGCATGATGGATGACTTTAGATTTTTAGCACGCAAATCAGTCAAAAAAGCGCAAGTTGATAAATTCTTGAAACAGATATTTCCTATGGTTCAAAACCCTTTCAAAGCGGGTGAAATGAAAGAATCAAAGGGTTACAAAGCTGTTTTAGAGCTGTTTGACGGACGTGGACGTGGCTCAGATTTGCCTGGCGTAAGCGGGACAAAATGGGGCTTGTTGAACGCTGTTACTGAGTACGTTGACCATGAAGCTGGTCGTGAATCTGACTCCAGACTTGCTAATGCTTGGTTTGGAGATGGAAACCGCCTGAAATCGCATGCTAAAGAGCTGTTGATGGCGTAACTTGCAGAGGGGCTTGTCCCCTCTTTTTTAATCCCCGTAAGGGTCTTTTAGGAGCATTTATGAATGAAGATTTGAACGATACAACCCGAAAATTTCCACGCACTATGCGTGAGGCATTTCCTCAAGACGATTCCCCAATAGAACATTACGCTAACCCGAATGCTATGAACTGGATTTTTGTTGTAGTGTATATTTTTGCTGTTGTTGTTATGTTGTTAGACTTTTTTGTTTGGAGACCTTAATGAACGGAACAGACATTATCGCAGAATTACATGAAGCGGCATTGAACACTTCAGACGACACAATCAAAGTCACTTTAAATTTGATTGATCTATATCAATTCAAAATACACGAGTTGGTAGCAATTATTCGACAACATGAGGAGTACATCAAAGAACTCCAGTATGAAATCATCGCAAAGGAATCACAATGAAACATAAACACTATCACACAATTATTGATTGGGCTGAAGGTAAGCGTATCCAGCAGAAAGTTTACAACGAATGGATTGCTTGTGGTAATCCGAATTGGAATGAGAATACTGAATACCGTGTTGACCCTGCACCAACGCCTGATTTTGCTGTATCAGCTAGGGTTATGTTTTCACAAATTTTTAAAGGTGTGGAATTTGCCGCTAATGGGGCGCACAACGTTGAATTTTTATTCGATGGCGAAACGCATCAACTAAAAGCACTTAGGAGATTAAAAAATGATTAAAGATTTATTAGCACTCAACGTCAACGAACATACTGAAAAGAAAAACAAATTGACGTATTTATCATGGGCTTGGGCTTGGGCTGAAGCACTTAAGGCTGACGAAAAGGCTACATACAAAGTAGAACTGTTCGACAACAGCGAGGGCGTGTTACAGCCTTTTATGAATATCAATGGCACTTGTATGGTTTGGGTAACGGTTACGCTGTTTGATAAACCAATGACTTGCCAGTTGCCAGTAATGAACCATATGAACAAAGCTATTCAAAACCCTGATGCGTTTGCGGTCAACACAGCCATTATGCGTTGTATGACTAAGGCGCTAAGTTTACACGGGCTGGGTCTATACATTTACGCTGGTGAAGATTTGCCTGAAGGTGAGGAATCAGTAACAACCACTAAAGTCGATGAATCAAAGATGCTGGATTACATGGCGGCATTCGATGAAATAACTGATATGGACGGGCTGAAAAAACTTTATATTGAAGCGTATGCGTCATGCGATGGCGATACAAATTGGCAAAAACAAGTTATAGCTAAAAAAGATCAAATCAAAGGAAAACTATCATGACAATACCAATAGAGGAAATTAACAATCGTATCAACTACGTTATGGACAATTTCAATTACCGTGAAAAATGGGATTATGAAATGTGTTTAGAAATGAGAGAGATAAAACTACAAAACAAAAATCTAAAGACAAGGCTGAAACGATTAGAGGGTCACAACAGCTTTATGTTCGATTTAATTCGAGACATTTGTGAAGTTGATACAGGAGAATCTGATGGAAACACAGAACATGATGATATTTGATTATTTGTCTAAAGGAAAATCATTGACAGCAATGGACGCTTTGAAAATGTTTGGTTGTTTCAGACTTGCGGCAAGAATTGCAGAGCTAAAAACAACTGGCATCGAAATCGTGTCTTCAAGGAAGCAAGTCAAAAACCAGTTTGGTAAAGACGTAATTGTGGCAGTTTATTCATTAAAGGTGAAATGATGGAACAAAGAACAGAAGAATGGTTTGCGGCAAGAATGGGCAAAGTGACAGCTAGTCGTGTCGCAGACGTGATAGCAAAGACCAAGACAGGGTACTCTACATCCCGTGAAAATTATTTGGCTCAATTGGTGTGTGAGGTTCTTACGGGTAAACCCGCTGAATCTTTTACCAATGCGGCTATGCAATGGGGAGTAGATCAAGAGCCACTAGCACGTGCGGCTTATGAAAGTCATCAAAACGTTTTGGTTGATGAGGTTGGATTTTTGGTTCATCCAACTATATGGGAATCAGGCGCAAGTCCTGATGGATTGGTTGGAGATTTTGGGATGGTAGAAATAAAATGCCCAAATACAGCTACTCACATTGACACGCTTTTGACTCAGACCGTTTCAGGAAAATACAACACACAAATGCAATGGCAGATGGCTTGTGCTGGACGTCATTGGTGCGATTTTGTGTCATTTGACCCACGTATGCCAACAGACCTACAACTGTTTGTTAAGCGTGTTGAATATGACCCGCCTTATGTAGCTATGTTGGAAAAAGAAGTAATGTCATTTTTGAATGATTTAGATAGTAAAGTGAAACAATTAAACGAACTAAAGGTAACAAAATGAGCAAAACAGTCTATGAAGTAAAAGTTGTATCAGGTAAATACACCGACAGAGAAGGAAAAGAAAAGTTGCGTTACACACAAATTGGTAGCGTAATAGACACCAGAAACGGTCTTATGTTAAAACTCAGCGCATTCCCTGTAACAGACGAACATTGGAATGGCTGGGCTTATTTAAACACACCGTTGCCTAAAGATTCAGCGCCCCCGAAGCGTAATGAACAAGAGGATGACATACCGTTTTAATGTAGGGGGTACGCCCCCTTTCAAGGAGCAAACATGGATGATGCAGAATTAGTATTAAAAATACTTCAAGATTACTACGGGCACAAATGGTCTGGTGTTGAAAATTATATTTTAGCTAGACAAAAATACGCACAGGGTAAAAAATCACAAGCACAGATGTATATGCACATTTTGTTATGGGCTGAACATCTTTACACAGCAAAAGAAATTATGGATTCACTCAATCGGGAGGGTTTGTATGTTAGAGACGGGCTTTGATAGATTTTGGGCGGCATGGCCAAAAAACCCACGTAAGGGAGCAAAACAAGAATGTCTCAAAAAATGGAAAAAATACTATTGTGAGACTTGTGCTGACCAAATCATAAAACACGTTGACTGGATGAAAACCACAGATCAATGGCGTAAGGATAACGGGGCGTTCATTCCCGCACCATTGGTTTACTTGAATGGTCAACGCTGGGACGGGGCAGAGATACCCGAAACAACTGATATTGCTCAAGACCGTGACCCGTATTTGATTAAATTAGAGGAGGAACGTAAGAAATTTGTTCCAATGCCAGATCATATAAGAGAAAAGATGCAGAAAATCAGAAACAAATTATGAGACGTGGACGAATTGATGACAACCAACGAATTATTGTTGACACACTACGCACAGCTGGTGCTACGGTTGTTTTGCTTTCAGACGTTGGTAGAGGTGTTCCTGACCTTTTGGTTGGATTCAGAGGAGTAACATTGTTAATGGAAGTCAAAGACGGTAAAAAACCACCGTCAGACCGTCAATTAACACCTGACCAACAAAGATGGCACGCAGAATGGAGAGGAGGGGCGCTTGCAATCGTAGACAGCGCTGATTCTGCTTTAAGAATGATAGGAGTAATCAAATGAAATATTTAATTGCAATTTTAATTTTAGCTGGGTGCGCTGATAACAAACCCCCAATAGTACCCGTAAAAGTAGAGCCACAAGCTCAACAGATGAGCCGCAATGAGGTTGTACAGGCTTCAATGGAATGTGAGGCGGGTAATTTAAGACCAGTACCAATCATATCGAAACGTATTGTGTCAGGAATGTACAGCGACATTGTGATAGATGTTCAATGTATGCCTAAACGTTCATCAATGTACTAGGGGACAAGAATGACTAAAGAAGAAATAATTAGATTAGTTAAAAAAACTGATTTACTAGGAATTATTGATAGTCAATATTACGACAATGAACTATGGATTTTTGATGTAATGGAGTTTGCAAAACTAATAGCAGAAAAAGAGCGTGAGAAGTTTTGCGCTGTACTTCGGCAATTACATGATTCATATTCATTGACAAGCGATTCAAACGCCATCAGAGCAAGGGGACAACAATGAAGTTTAGAAAAAAACCCATTGAGATTGAAGCCACTCAGTGGTTCAAGATGGGCGACCATCCTGCTGTTATTGAGAGTCAAGGCAACAATGGTCTTTATCCATTTATTGACACACTTGAAGGAACGCATCTTGTGACTACAGGCGATTGGATTATCACTGGCGTAAAGGGTGATCACTACCTATGCAAACCAGACATCTTTGAGGCAACCTACGAACCCGTTGAAATCGTTTTTGAATATAAAAGCTACCCATGAAGGAAAAGAACACATGACAGAACAAGATTTGATGGATGCTCATCACAGAGCTGTTGATTTTATAAGAGACAACGCTAAAGTTTACGCAAAAGCTAAATCAGAGCGTGTTTATCTTGAAGAATTCAGAAAATCAAAAAAAGCGCTGTTAATGAAAGATGCTATGGAACAAGGCATACAGGCAGTCAACCAGCAAGAACGGGAGGCGTACAGTCATCCCGAATATATTGAGTTGTTGATGGGGCTGGGGCACGCAATCGAAGTTGAAGAAACCATAAAATGGAAAATGGAGGCGGCAAGACTCAGAGTAGAGATTTGGCGCACCGAGGAAGCCACTAATCGGGTCGTAGACAGGGCGCACACATGATACCCAAGCGAACCTATGTTAGATCAAAAAAATTGCTAGAAAACGCCCGTAGTTTGCCTTGTCAACATTGCGGTAAAGACGATGGAACTGTGGTTGCGGCTCATACCAACTGGGGCGGGGGCAAAGGACGTGGCATCAAGGCTGACGATAATCTTATTGCCAGTTTATGTTTTTATTGTCATGCCCAAGTAGATCAGGGGCGCAAATCTTCTGAGGAGCGTAAGCAGATGTGGTTGAATGCCCACAAAAAAACCATAGAATTGATGCAAAAACAAGGGTTATGGGTAGTTGACGTACCCGTACCTGATGTGTCAGAATTGCGGTGAGATAATGCAGTTGTCTCTTTGGGGTATAACAGCCCCAATTTTTTATTTTCTTTGCAAAGGAAAAAATCATGGGTTATCCCAAAATGGAAGTTGAGCCTAAAGGCGCTAAAGCTAGTGACCGTACAGGCGAGAAAAAAATCGGCGCGTCTAAAGTAGACCGTGAAATGGGCGGTGTACCGTCTACAACAGGGGCTAAAGCACCTAAAGCCGCACTATCTAGCGACACTACTGGTGAGCGTAAAATGCCCATCGCTGGTGGCGTAGGTATGGGTAAAATGGACGGCATCGGTTCACGTGACGGAAGTCACATGGGTCGTGTTGACGGACGTTGTGGCGAAATGAATGATGGTTCAATGGAGCGTGAAGTGTATTCACACAAACGCATGCCTCACGTTCAGGACGGTATGTAAAAAGCGAAACGCCCTGGTGGGAGCGCACCAAGGCATTTCTAACCAAACAAAAGGGAGGTTTTGAATGGCTGAGACAGATTCTACAAAGACTTGCAAAGACTGTACATACTTGCAACAGCAACAAAATACGCATTTAGGCGTGTGCAGAAGATACCCGATATATCAAAGTCGGCATATAAATGAATGGTGCGGTGAATTTTCCCCACTAATGCTCGAATTACCCGTTATTTCTCTACCAATGTTAGACATTGAGGAAAACGACAAACCAAAACGCAAAATGTCTAGGAGGGTTCAACCATGAAACCCTTAAGAGACAAATTATTTGTTAGACCAGAAAAACGCATCAAATCAGAGCTGTATGTACAAACAGCTGAAGTTGATACTGTCGGCATCGTGGTCGCAGTTGGGGATGAAGCCCAAGCAGAAGGGCTAAATGTAGGTGATAAGGTCTATTTTGGCACTTTAGCCAAGGATTACAAAGACGAATATCTCAAATACACAGAGTTTAAAGACAAAGGCGAACGCCTGATTGTCATGTCTTGGCAAGACGTTTGTTTTGTTGAGGAGCAAGAATGAAAGAAGTCTTTACTGTTAGCTATGACCCTCTCAGTAAAGCTGGTTCAATCAAGTTTACTGACGAATTCAAAACATGGGATTCAAAGTATCATGTCGAAGTGGCTCAAATGAGCCTTAAATTATTCACCAAAATGAACAAGGAGTTAGACAATGCCATTAAAAAAGTCAAAAAGCCCACAAGCATTCAAGGAAAACATTAAAACCGAGGTTAAAGCGGGTAAACCCGTAAAACAAGCTGTTGCCATAGCGTACAGCGAGAAACGTGAAGCCGAAAAACGTGACCAAAAGAGGAAAAAATGATTACATTCAAAAGTTTAACTGTTAAAGAAGTCGAAACAATCCTGGCTGGGTTGATGGAATTGCCTAAAAAGCTGTCTGATGAGTTACACGCCAAGCTACACGCTGACGCAACTGCTCAATATCAAGCTGTTGTAAAAGCAACAGAACAAACCGCCCCAGCTGAAGCCGCCAATGAAACACCCTCAACAGCGCAAAGTTAACGAACTAATCCCCTACATTAACAATAGTAGGACGCACTCTGATGCTCAAGTCGCACAAATAGCGGCAAGCATCAGGGAGTTTGGCTGGACAAACCCGATACTGATTGACGGAGAAAACGGCATCATAGCGGGACACGGAAGGCTTAAGGCGGCAATGCTATTGAATATGGAGGAAGTGCCCATCATAGAGCTGTCTCACTTGTCTGAAACGCAAAAAAAGGCATACATCATTGCTGATAACAAGTTGGCGATGAATGCTGGATGGGATATGGAGTTGCTCAAGCTAGAAATCAGCGAATTGGAGGACAAAGACTTCAATATTGAGTTGCTTGGATTTGACCCGTCAGAGCTTCAGCTGGATGAGCCAGATTATTCGGTTTTAGACGATGAGGACATCGAGAAACAGCTGGATGACATGGCGCAAGGGGTACGCAAAGCTATTCAAATCGAATTTGAGCCTGACCACTACGATGAAGCGGTACAGCTGGTGAAATACTGGCGTGAGCAAAACGCTTATGTTGGCTACATGATTATGGATTTTCTGCGGAAAGAGAAAAACAAGGCATGAAATGTTATTATTTGGTTGGCTATCACGGATGCGGTAAGACAACTCAAGCTAACAAGCTAGAAGCAGAACACCCTATTTTTAACTTCATAGGCGGCAAACCAGGATTGGACGCTATCCCTAATGTTCAAACCCTGATGAAAGAGGTCAAATTAAGCAAAACCGATATGTTTATACACGGTTGCATCTTTCAGACCGAGCCGATGCTCAAACGTTTATCCCTAGCAACAGAGCTTCATATCATCGTTATGCACACTTTCCCCAAAGAAGTCGAAGCAAGGACATTAGCTAGGGGCGCTGACAGCTACAACATCAAAAAATACAAAACTCACTATTCATTTATTCGCAAATTAAAAATGTGGATAGACGAATACAACTTTCAGGTTCACATCATTGACAACAATAAATCTGTTGAAGACGTGTACAAACAAATTAAAAAAATATGTGTGCGATCATAGGCTTTGTTAGTAAAAACCCTAGTGATGAAGCGATTAAAACGCTGAAAAAGCTGTTTCTTGAGTCAAAAATTAGGGGTAAACACGCATACGGGTTTGCGGCTAAAGACAAAAACGGCATTACTGCGGTCAAAGAACACAACCTAAAAGCACTTATCAGCCATATTGATGCGCCCAATTTGCTCATCGGACATTGTCGGTACTCCACCAGCGGGGATTACAAAGATCACGCCAACAATCAGCCAATACAGTTTAAAGACGAATACATGGCATTCAACGGCACGATTGACATGAGAACAAAAGCCGAGATGGAGAATAATTACAACATCGTAATGGAAAGCGACAACGATGGCGAAATCATGCTTCAGTCTAAAGACAGAATGCGCTTATTAGACGGCAACATAACGTTTGCTGGGCTATTTTTGAAAGGTGATGAAATCACGGCATTCAGAAACGAACACAGACCCGCTTATTGGGCTGTCAAACACGATTCACTCTATGTAGCGTCAACAGCCGACATAATGATTAGAAGTCTGCTTAGACCGATACCTCTGACAGCCAATGAGGTCTATAAATGGACGGCTTGACTGAATACCTCAGTTATCACCGTCAATCCTCACTAGCGGGGGATATTGACCCCCAAAACGATTGTTTACAATACGTTGCCAACAGATTTGAGCTAAATATGGAACAGCGCTACTGGTTAGCATTCCTATTCGGTACTTGCTACTGCGCCCCAACAGTCTATTACATATACAACGAATTCCCTGATTACAACACTGTAAACATTGACAGGCTTGAAAGATGGTGGAAAGCAAACAAAACACGTTTGTTGTTCCAAACCGACAGACAACGGGTGCGGAGCAACGACCAGTTTGTTCAATCTTTCATTTCATACCGTCAAATTGTGGGGAGAAATCAAGAGGAACACTTCAGTGCGTTCAAACGCAATGACCCCAAGTCTACCTATGTCAATGCGCTGGAAACAATGTCTGAGGTGTTTTCCTTTGGGCGGTTCACCATGTTTATTTACCTAGAAATGGTATCGGTGCTTACTAACTGCAAAATGATACCGATTGACCTTGATTTAAAAAACGCTGAGAGCTGTCGCAACGGGTTAGCATTAGCATTAGACCGAAAAGACTTATTCACACACGTTGTAGACAAAAAGTTAACAAAACACAATTATCAAGACCTAAACACGGGACTATTGAAGATAATTGACGAAGTGGCAAAGATGAACATCAACCACAAAAACCTATTTGCTATTGAAACAACTTTATGCGCTTACAAAAAAGCAAAGCTGGGTAAACGCTTTGTCGGCTACTACATAGACCGTAACAGGGAAGAAATAGAAAAAATGAGCCAAAACATTCCTCAAGGCGTAGACTGGAGCGTATTGTGGGATTTTAGAAAGTCTAATTACGACAAAAAGTACCTGAAAGAGCTAACATGAAACGTGTAGACCTTATCAAGATTGAACATAACGTCAAAATCGGGGATGTTTGCGGTCATATCGAACCTAACATAACAGAAGACAGCATATTTTACGATGGCGATCAACCCGTAGGCTTTTACATCAAAGAAATCAAGGGAAAGCTCAAACAGCTGGTGGACGTAGCAAACGCAGAGCTACTCAGCGACAGAGTACCCAAAACCGAAATGAGGCGTTCTAGCGGGATGGCTAACCCAGCAAACGAAGTAAACCAGTACAGCACCATTATTGGCTCTTGCCCACCAAAACCGCACATGAAACGCCCGTATCCGATGATTTCAGGTGTTCACAACATTAAATCAGCTCAAACTTTTATCAAAGCAATGCTATTGGCGTGTAAGGAATCTGAAGACTTGATAAGGGAAATTACACCAAGCATATTTGACAATCAACTTGCCATCATCAACGAAAAAGTACCACCAAAGTTCCGATTTGGCAAATTATTTACGTCAAGCATCTCAAACTTCAACATTCCAGCGCCATTTCATCGGGATGCGGGTAATTTAGAGGGATGCGTCAACGTAATCATCGCAAAGAAAAAAAACGCACGTGGGGGAAACACAACCGTACCCGATTACGGGGCAACAGTTGACAGCAGAGACAATTCAATGTTAGTCTACCCAGCATGGCGAAACGTACACGGAGTAACACCGATTGTGCCAACTCAAGAGGGAGGATATCGAAACAGCCTTGTTTTCTATCCTCTAAAAGCATTCAACAACTACTGGGACGAAAAATAATTATTTCCCCTTAATAAAAATGCCCGCACTTCACGTACCTACTGACAACGATAGAAAGCAAGTCGAAATATCGGCTGGGCTTGGTTTGCCTCACGAACAGATCGGGGCGCTTATCGGCATAGACGACAAAACTTTACGCAAGCATTACCGCAAAGAATTGGATTTTGGTAAGGCTAAATCAAGTGCCGCTATCGCTAGGTCACTTTACAACAAAGCAATGGGCGGGGATACAACAGCAATGATTTGGTGGACAAAAGCCCAAATGCGTTGGTCTGAGACAGTCAAAAATGAAGTAACAGGCGCTGATGGCGAACCGTTTGACATTCAGATTACCTTTGTAAAGCCAAAAGATGAGTGAAGTAGTCGAATACGACAAAGACGCTATTGGCAGATCACTTGCCAAAATTGAATTTCCGTTAAAGCTGGAATGCCTATTTAACCCGCCTCAAGCACGTTACAGGGTACTTTGGGGTGGTAGGGGCGCATCTAAGTCTTGGAACGTAGCAAGGGCACTTCTCATCAAGGGATACAAGAAACAACTGAGAATACTTTGCGCCCGTGAATATCAAACATCCATTCGAGATTCTGTACATAAGCTGTTGAGCGATCAAATCATAGCTATGAACATGGAATCGTTCTATGAGATTACCCAAAACAGCATCAGGGGGCTGAATGGCACGGAGTTTGCATTTGTAGGTCTCAAAAACAACGTTGCAAACGTAAAATCATATGAAGGTATTGACATTTGCTGGGTGGAGGAGGCACAAAGCGTTTCAAAGTTTAGCTACAACGTACTCATACCGACAATACGTAAAGAAAACAGCGAGATATGGATAACTTTCAACCCTGAGCTGGAAACAGATGAAACGTATCAGCGCTGGGTAATTGCTCCACCAGCTGGGGCTGTTGTACAAAAAATCAACTGGAGCGACAACCCTTGGTTTCCAGAGGTGCTAAAACTTGAGAAGGACGCACTCAAAGCACGTGACCTTGAGGCGTACAACACGGTCTGGGAAGGCGTTTGTCGTCAAACAGTTGACGGGGCTATATTTGCAAAAGAGCTACAGATGGCAGAATTGGACGGACGCATTACCCGTGTGCCTTACGATGCAACCAAACCCGTCCATGCGATATTCGATTTGGGTTGGAGTGACGCAACAGCCATATGGCTACTACAGTTTATTGGAATGGAAACAAGGATAATTCGGTACATAGAAAACAGCCAACAAACCATTAGTTGGTATTTGTCTCAATTACAAACATTCGGGTATGTATATGACACACTTTGGTTGCCTCATGACGCTGAGAACAAAACGTTGGCTGGAAATGGTCGCAGTATTGAAGAAATTGTCCGAGCTTCAGGCTACAAAACCCGTATAGTGCCAAGAGTGCCTGTTGTAGATTCAATCAATGCCGCCCGTACAATATTTTCAAATTGTTATTTTGATAGAGAAAATACGCATCAAGGGTTACAATGCCTCAGACATTATCGCTATGAGGTAGACCCTGAGACGGGAATGTTCAGCAAAACGCCTCTACACGATCAATACAGTCATGGTGCTGATGCCTTTAGGTATATTGGGCTGATGATAAACGAACCTAAAAAACCTATTAGACAAAAAGCAACGATGCAAATACCTACAAGTTGGATGGGATGATTATGGCAAGTACATACACAGCTGAAGAATTTGATGAGCGTATAACAGAAGCACAAGAATACCTTAGACTTGCTTCAGACGCTGATTCCAACAACCGTCAAGAGGCGCTTGAAGACCTCAAATTTGCCGCTGGAGACCAATGGCCTGTCGAGATTCAGAACAGTCGTACATTGGAAGCAAGACCTTGCCTGACAATTAACAAGATTGACCCCAACGTAAGGCAGATTACCAATCAAATTCGTCAGCAAAAACCCCGTATGAAATGTCATGGGATGAACAACGATTCAGACAAAAAGGTCGCAGACATTATTTCGGGGATATTTAGGCATATTGAAGTTCAATCGGATGCTGACCAGGCTTATGACAACGCAAACGATTTTCAAGTGCGTATGGGCTGGGGTTATTGGAGGATTGTTACCGATTACATCAGCGAAGATTCGTTTGACCAAGACATCTACATTAAGCAGATTACAAACCCTTTCACCGTTTACTTTGACCCAAATAGCGTAATGCCAGATGGTTCAGACTCTGAAAAGTGCATGATTACAGAGGTAATCTCGAAAGACGTATTTAAATCTATGTATCCTGGAGCGGCAACAGACGGAGCTGGGTTCAACACTAGGGGTACGGGCGATTCAAACCCTGATTGGGTGATGCGTGAGGATATTCGTATTGCTGAATACTTTTACACCAAGCGGGAACAAGTCAAATTGTTACTATTGGCTGATGGACAAAAGTTTTATGAAGACAAATTGCCTAAAGAATTAAAGCCTTACGTTGTCGATTCAAGAGAAACATTACGTAAAACAATTCATTGGTGCAAACTAACAGGAATGCAAATACTTGAGGAAGGCGTTTGGGCTGGTAAATACATCCCAATCATTCCTGTGTACGGTCAACAGCTGATAGTTGAGAACAAGCGCAAAAAGTACGGGCTAGTCAGAATGGCTAAAGACCCCCAGCGCATGTACAACTTTTGGACTACTGCGTTAACAGAATCAGTAGCACTTGCACCTAAAGCAAAATGGTTGCTTGCTGAAGGACAAGACGAAGGTCACACAGAAGAATGGGCAAACGCCAATATTAAAGCGTATCCAGTATTGCGCTACAAACAAAAAGATATTGACGGAATGCCCGCACCCCCGCCAATTCGTCAGCAACCTGAGCCACCGCCAACAGGTGTTATGGGTGCAATGGAGGTCATTAACAATGATCTGAAGAATGTTTTGGGCGTATTTGACCCAAATCAGCTACCAACAGGCAACATTTCAGGAAAAGCGTTACAAGGTCAGCAACAGCAGATCGACATGACGAATTTCCATTATTACGACAATTTCACAAGGTCGTTGCGCTGGACGGGTAAGGTAATATTGGATTTAATCCCCAAAATTTACGACAAAGAGCGTGTTGTACGCATCATTGGTGAAGACGGCAAACCCGATTTGGTTACGGTAAATCAAAGAGGTCAGGACGAAAATGGCATCGAAAAAGTGCTAAACGATGTCACCGTGGGTGAATATGACGTTGTGATGGATACTGGTCCAGGGTTCAACTCTAAACGCCAGGAAGGTGCGGAAATGATGATGGGTCTTTTCACGGCTGACCCCGCATTGCTTCAAACTGCTGGTGATTTGCTGTTCCGCAACATGGATTTTCCTGGGTCTGACATTATTGCAGACCGTCTTGCCGCCGCAAATCCGTTGGCTCAAATTGACGACAAGTCTAACGTGCCGCCTCAAGTACAAATGCAACTGGCGCAAAGTCAGCAGACAATTCAACAGCTACAACAGCAACTTCAGGTTATGCAAATGAACCTGAAATACGGTTTAAGCGTCAAACAAATGCAAGAACAGGCTGAAACTAGCAGAGAATTGATGCGTCAAACTAACAAAGCGCATGAAGTCGAAACAATGGCGCAAGTTAAAGTTGACGATCAAAACACACGTGCTACCACGGCTCAGAACAAAATTGAGATTGAAGCGTTCACGGATTTGCTGTTACATCACATGGATACAAGGCGTTTGGAACAAAAGCTCAAAATGGAAAACGAACAACAAGCAAAAAATGAAGAGAAAGCAAACAAAGATGTTGAGGCAAATCAACCTCAAAATACTTGACGCTTGAGTAATTTCGGGTTATATTGCCCTAAACCTTACTGGTGAGGCACACCAGCACAAAATCGGAGCTTGAGAAATCATGGCTGATAGAGAAGCAAGTAATGTAATCACCAGCGAAAATTCAGGTGAGTTTTATGCCAATAAACTTGGTTTAGCAACTGAAGCGCCTACTGAGGCTGTTGTCGAGAATACTCCAACAGAGCCAGTAGACACAAATCAGGCGAGTGAACCAAAGGCAGATGACGAGCCTAAAACGACAGAGGATGGAAAGCCTAACCCCAAAGTCAAAATGCGGTTCGATGAGGTAACTAAAGCCAGAGATATGGCACGTCAGGAAGCTGAACGTGAGCGTCAAAGGGCTAGTGATCTTGAGAAGCAGATTGAGGAACTGAAAAAAGCCAATAGTCCTACACAGACTTTTGACACAGACGCAGAACCTCAACCATCACAATTTGCAGATGCGTTTGAATACGCAAAAGCGCTGAGTGAATGGTCTGCTGAAAATGCTGTTAAGCAAATGAAACGGTCTGAAGCAGAGGCAAAAATTGCCGCTGAACGTGCAACAGTAATTGAAGCATGGCAAAAGCGACAAACTGAAGCTAAAGCTGAGATACCCGATTATGAAGATGTAATTTCATCCTCAGAATTGACGGTAAGTGACCAAGTAAGGGATGCGATCATTGAAAGTGATGTTGGACCAAGAATCTTATATCACCTTGCTGAAAACCCCGAAGTTGCTGAAGCATTGTCCAAGAAATCCGTAACAGCCGCATTGAGAGAAATTGGAAGATTGGAAGCACGGTTTGAACGTAAAGACGAACCCACAAAGCCTGTTGCAACGAAATCGAACGCACCCGCACCGATTAAACCATTGAAAGCAAGTTCAACCGTAGCTGATGTGAGAGTTGATTCAAACGGTCAATTTCACGGTACATATCAGCAATGGAAAGAATCACGCAGAGCTGGTAAGATCAAGTAACGGTAACAAACAATTTTTCATAGGAAATAATCATGTCAAATAATTTATTGACGATATCGAAAATCACCAATGAAGCACTTATGGTGCTAGAAAATGAGTTGACTTTTACGTCAGAGGTCGACAGAAATTACGATGACCAATTTGCGGTTGTCGGGGCAAAGATTGGTAATACTGTGAACGTCCGCAGACCTGGTCGTTTTATTGGTACTACTGGTCCAGCGCTTAATGTAGAAGACTTCAACGAAACAAGCGTACCTGTCACACTTTCCACGCAATTCCACGTAGACACTCAATTTACTACACAAGATCTTGCATTATCTTTAGATATGTTTAGTGATCGTGTATTGAAACCAGCTGTTGCCGCTATTGCTAACAAGATTGACAGAGACGGTTTAAATACTGCGTTGTACAACACAGCTAACATCGTTGGTGTTGCTGGTACGCCCCCAACAGGATTGATTACCTTCCTGACAGCGGGTGCTTATCTTGACGCTGAAGGCGCACCACGTGATGGCAGACGTTCTTGTATCATTGAACCCTTTACAAGCGCAACAATCGTTGACAGCTTAAAAGGTTTGTTCGTGCCACAAGAAGCGATTGGTGAGCAATACCGCAAGGGGCTAATGGGCAGGGACAGCGCAGGGGTTAATTGGAAATTAGACCAAAACGTTGTGTCACAAACCTTTGGTTCATACTCAGGCGTTTCACTTCAAACTAACACAACAACCTTTACTGGTTCGTTGACAAGTGGCTGGTCACAATTCTCCACAATCACAATCAACACAGCGTCTAGCACAGCTACATTGAACGCTGGTGACGTGATTCAGATTGCTGGTGTATATGCGACTAACCCACAAAACCGTCAAGCATACGGCTCAGGCAAATTACGTAACTTTGTTGTTATGAGTACAACTTCTGTTGGTACTGGCGGTGCTTCCGTTCAGGTTTCTCCAGCGATTATTACTGGCGGTCAATTCCAAAACAGTATCATCATTGGTTCAACTTCCACAACAGCGGCAGTTACTCCATTCAACAACACAGGCACATTAAGTCCACAAAACATAATGATGCACCGCAATGCGTTCACGCTTGCAGTAGCTGACCTTGAGTTGCCTGAAGGTGTACATTTCGCTGGTCGTGCTAGTGATAAAGAAGTCGGTTTGTCAATGCGTGTAGTACGTCAGTACACAATTAACAACGATTCAATCCCAACACGTCTTGATGTGCTGTATGGATGGGCACCACTCTACCCTGAGTTGTCTTGCCGTATTGCCGCTTAATCAACCTAAAGGAAATACAAAATGAGTAATCCAGGACCAGCAACCACAGTATCGGCTCACCCAAGTAACGTCACAACGAACCAAGCGTTGCGTCTTATCGGTGTAGCCAAAGGCGTTAACCTTAATGCTGTAGCATTTACGCCAGTACCAGTTGTTAACTCAACTGCTTATTTGCCAAAAGAAATGATTGTTACCAACGTGAATAACGCTGGTGCGGTTGTGGCTTTGTCAACAACAACAGCTTTAGGTATCACAACTACAAACGCTGGTTCACCATCCAGTTTGTTTGGAGCTTTGACAACTGCTCAAATTGCGGCTCTTTCAACATCCGTGTTGGGAACTGCTTATGTTGATTCAAGTTCAACCAGCTTGTCTTATCAAAACCAAACTCTATACGTTGATGTAACAACTGCGTCAGGCGCAACTGGTACAGGTGATGTATATGTGTATGGTTACGATTTCAGCTAATCGGGGCTGATTCCATAGGAGAAGTCACCCCCAAAAAGGGTGGCTTTTTTTACATTTAACAGTACAATTTAATCGTTTTTCAAAGGAAAAATCATGTCATCTACAACCGTTGCCCGTGGTAATGCTCACGAGACTTTTTACATTGCCCCAAACATCACCCCAGCTTCATTAACAACATCGTCTGTTAGTTCACTTCAAACTTTCCCTATTGCTGGTTTGCAAACAACTGATATTGTGTCTTTTCAACAATATCAAGGTAACCAAACTTCCAACATTGCAATAACAAATGTTGATGTTGCTACAGCTGGTGTTTTGACTGTTCAATTTCAAAATATTTCAGGTGCGGCAACTGCTATTCAACCAGCCGCAGGGGTTTATCAATTTCAAGTTGTTCGTGTTGAAGGTTATCCACAAGCTACTAATGGAGCTTAATTATGGCAAACACAAGCGTATTTAGACCAGTCGGTTTATCTTATGCTGTTGCTGTTTCAACAACCGCATCAACTGCTTTGACCGTAACCCCAGCGGGTAACGATCAGATCAATTATTGCGGTTTTTTAAATACGTCTGCTAACCCTATTGCTTTGACAATAGCAGAAGCAAATGCTTTAAATTCGTTGACTGCTCCAGCCGCAGTACTTCCAACAGCTGGAAGCCCTACTAACACGGTAATTTTAGGCGTTGCTATGACTTCACCAATGGTAATTGCAGTACCTCCCAACGGGTTCTCAATGTCAGCCATTACAAGCACAGGCACAACAACGCTTTACATTACCCCAATGGCAGACCAATCATGACCAATCAAGTAGCAAATACAAATACCCCCAACACGGTACTTTTGAACACGTTTGCTTCACAACCAGTTATTGCAAGCGGTTTTGGTACTGCGCCAACAATCAAAGGCGCTACGCCAAATTGTTTTGCTGTAACAGTTGGAAGCGGTGGTGCGGCAAACGGCACGATTACATTGCCAACAGCGCCAAATGGTTGGATGTGTATTGCAAACGATGTTACAAATGGTTCTGCTTTGTTTTTACAACAGACTGCTAGTAGCACTACATCAGTAACTGTAACGGGTTATGGAATTACTACTGGACTAGCGGCAAATATGTCTGCTGGTGATGTGATTGTTATGACTTGTATTCCATACTGATGTCAAATCAAACCGCAGTCACCGTCACAACGAATATTGTCCCTGTACAGGCAATATTTGATGTAAATGGCGTTTGCGTTGGATTAGTTGGACCAGGGGGGGAGTTTTTCTCTCCCCCACTTAGTTCAGACGTTATCAATCAAGCAACGATTACAAACAGCACAATCAATAGTACTGCTATTGGTGCGACAAGCGCTAGTACGGGCACTTTTACGACAATGACGACCAATAACGCTCAAATCACGGGCGGGTCAATCACAGGCGTAAGTATTACGATTACAGCGTTAAATAATACGCCAGTTGGCAATATAACGCCATCTACGGGTGCGTTTACTACTCTTTCAGCCACAACTACAACTACAACAAATTTGGCTGTTACTGGTATAACTGGATTGCTTTACGCAAACGCAACTTCAAACGCAACTGCGGCTACAGCAAATCAAATTGTTAGCGTTATAGGTAATACATATGTTACAAACGCAACAAACGCAACAAACGCAACAAATACAACCAACATCATTGGTGGTTCTGCTGGAGCTGTTCCTTATCAATCTGCAACAGGCGTAACAGCTTTTGCTACGGGTACTGGCGTATTGGTAGGCGGTACAACACCAACATTTACAACAACGCCCACAATAACGGGCACAAATATTTCAGGAACAGCATCATCGCTGTCTATTGGTGGTAATGCCGCAACAGCAACTTCTTCAACTAATTTGGCAGGGGGTTCCACATATGCTTTCCCTTATCAAACATCTTCAGGCGCAACTGCTTTCTTATCTGCGGGCACTTCGGGACAAATTTTACAAACGCTAGGAACTGGAGCAATTCCAGCTTGGGTTAGTCAATCTACCCTTTCAGTTGGGTCTGCTTCAAACATCGTAGGCGGTGCGGCTGGGGAAATTCCTTATCAAACCGCAACTGGTGCAACAGGGTTTACCGCAGTTGGGTCTGCGTCTCAACTTTTGCAATCAAACGGTACTTCAGCCCCAAATTGGGTGTCAGCAAACACTTTATCGGTGTCGAGTGCAACGAATTTAAGCGGGGGTGGAGCTGGGTACATTCCGTATCAATCTGCGTCAGGAAGCACGTTATTTTTGTCCGCTGGAACATCTGGATATGTTTTGCAATCAAACGGCACAAGCGCCCCCAGCTGGGTGTTGCCAACTGCTTATGCAACCATAACTGACGATACAACTTCAACGGGCACAAGATACCCTTTGTTTGCCAATCAAACAAGTGGTAACGTAGCAACTGAATACACAAGTTCAACAAAACTACAATATCAACCTTCAACGGGTACTTTGACTGCGACTGTTTTCAGCGGGTCATTAGCGGCATCAAATTTAACTGGCACAACATTGCCCAGTACTATTGTTACAAGCAGTTTGACAACTGTTGGCACAATTGGAACGGGAACATGGCAAGGAACTATTGTTGCTACGACTTATGGTGGGACAGGAACGTCTCACGGTGTAAATGGGGGTACATTCTGATGTTTAATTGGAAAATACTTGAAGTTCATTCAGAAAACGAAACAATTACGCAAGTGCGTTATTTTGTTTCTGTGAATGACGGAACAAATATTGTTGCAACAGAAGGATGGTTGCCAATAAAAGAACGCACACCAAAACCCGATTTCAACAGTATTCAACATGAGACAGTATGTTCTTGGGCTAGAGAAGATTCAACTCAAAATGGTGTAAATGCCATAGAATCTAGGTTACAAGAGCAATTAGATGCTTTGAATAAAAACGTCAATACAAAAGCACCTTGGTCTCCACCTGAAACTTTTAAAGTGAGCGTGTAATGGCACAAACAGGGTATACCCCAATACAACATTATTATTCAATTACAGGCGGTAATACTCCTACAACTGGTAATTTGACTTTAGGTGAAATAGCTATCAATGTAGCAGATCAAAAAGTCTATATGTTGAATTCAGCAAGTAATGCTATTGTTACTCTTGTTGGTACGTTAGGCAATCAAAATTCTAATAGCGTATCCATTACAGGCGGTTCAATAAACGGAACTACCATAGGCGCATCAACAGCATCTACTGGAGCGTTTACTACTATTTCTGCTTCAGGCGTGATTACGTCTACGGTTTCAACAGGAACAGCGCCATTTACAGTAGCCTCAACTACACAAGTAGCTAATTTAAATTCTGCAACAGCTGGTACAGCTACAAACGCAACCAATGTAGCAACAACAGACAATACTTCTAGTTCATCTACTTATTACCCAACTTTAGTTAGTGCAACCAGTGGTAATAATCCAATTACAACATCTAGTACTAAACTTAGTTTTGTACCTAGTACAGGGGTTTTGAGTACAACTGGACATAATTTAAGTGGTTTAACTGCCTCAAGTGCTGTTGCTACTGATGCAAGCAAAAACCTTGTTAGTGTTACAAATACTGGAACTGGTAATAATGTATTAGCTACTTCTCCAACATTGGTCACACCAGCTTTAGGAACTCCATCTTCTGTTAATTTAAGCAATGCAACTTCTCTTGCAGTAGCCGCTTTGCCTACAGGGTCTGTAATTCAAGTTGTACAGGCAACATTAACAAGTCTTTTTTCAACAACTGCGGCATCTTTTACATCTACTGGATTAACAGCTTCAATTACACCTCAATTTTCTACAAGTAAAATTCTTGTTTTAATTTCTACTTATGGATTGGCTTTAGTAGCAAATGGACAAGCCAGTTACACAATTTATAGAAATTCAACAAATTTAGCATCTGGTAGTGGGTTGAATCAATCTTTTAGTGAATTAAATGCAAATTTGAGTCCTTCTCAAGCATCTTTGGCAATTAGTTATTTAGATTCACCATCAACAACATCTTCAACAACATATACTTTATATGCCGCGGCAATAACTTCTGGTGATGCAGTATATATAAACAATGCGAGTGGCACAGCAGTAATCATATTAATGGAGATTAGATAATGCAACCCACAATACATGATGCGGTCAGATCAGTATATTCAAACGTAGTAACTATTTATGGTAATGACGTTAGTTCTTTAACTTGTTTAGATGTTAATGATGCTGAAGTAATAATTGTTCCTGCAACAGTAGAAACAAAATTAACTGAATTACAAACTAACTATACTGCACAACAAATAGCAACTGCTAATGCTAAAGCATCTGCACTAGCTAAGTTAACTGCACTTGGTCTAACAGCAGATGAAATAAATTCAATAACAACATAATAAGGATATAAAAAAATGTCTTTGACTAAAGTTTCATATTCAATGATAACTGGGGCTTACGCAAATGTGCTTGATTTTGGCGCTGTTGGTGATGGTTCAAATAATGATGCTAGTGCAATTAATAGTGCAATTTCTTATGTAAATTCTCAAAATGGTGGCACAGTTTATTTTCCAACTGGAAAATACAACATTGGTTCTACACAACTAACTATTTATCCAAGCATTCGATTAGTTGGAGCCGCAACAAGTGGCGGTGGTCAAACTGGAAATCCAGGAGCTACTATTTTATATAGTGGAACTGGTGTTTCTGGCGCACCTTTGTATGCAATAAAAGGAACAAATTTAACTAATACTTGTATTGAAAACATCACATTAAATGGTGCTGGTAACGCATATACAAATGGAATTTATTTACAAGGTGCTTGGCTTTGTACTATTAAAAATGTAAAAGTTGGTGGTTTTATTGCTGTAAATGGATTTGGAATATTAATTGATACTCATCAAGGTGCATTTGGCGCACAACATAATTACATTGAAAAATCAGAATGTTCAGATGGTATTGTTGCATTTATTGGAACAAGTGGGGCAGATGAAGTAACTACAACTGTAGTTAATACTTTTAGAGGTTATATGTATCAAGCATATAACTGCCAAGTTACATTTATAAATGCCACGGCTGAAGGATTTCCAAGTATTGGTTTTGATTTTCAATACACTAATCAAAGCGTAATGATTAATTGTGATTTAGAAGGAAGTGGAACTACTGCAATAAGTATTGCAAGCGCATCTTCTGTAATGGCTTTTGGGAATACATTTGCAGGATTTACAGGTACAAATAAATATGTTGGAAATTTATCTTCATATACAACTTATGGTGGTGGACTCC